GAAAAATACAAATTGTCTGCATGATCTTCGTTTGCAAATACAAATATTCGACGTTCTGGAATCTCGTAGTTGTGTTGTATGTATTCGGATATGATGTTTAAATCCGTTTTATGTGCGAATGTGCATAATAGTTGTGTTTTCAATATTGTTCCTCAATAGCTTCTTCAATTTCTTCAATATCATCCGGAGTGATAGTTTTTTCTATAATACGTACCTTACCTGAATCTGTTACGACATACCGCAAATCGCGCGTAACATTTATTCGCGTAGGACGGAATACTATGAATGTTACATCAGCAATAATAGATTCAACAGCAGCATCCATATCTCGATCTAAGTCTAATGGGTCTCTAACATATTTTAATCGACGTAACTCGGTATTAACATATGTTAAATTTTGACTTTCATTTTGTACGGGTCGAATTATAAATGATTCACCGCTAGCATCTTGTATAGGTTCAATTGACATTTCGATCGGAATTGCATTTGGACCTCTTAAAATTACATTGGTATACCCTTTAATTTCAGATTGCAATTTATTTGCTTCTCGATAAAACATATCTAGATATTGTTTATCTTTCATGCCTAAATTGCCAGCTAAAATAACATGACGACGACCTTCTAAATATCGTATTGCTTCTAATAATGATTCTGGTAATAATTTATCTAAATCAAATTTCGGCGAATCAATACCCCGTAATTGTGATAAACGTTGAAATGTTGCAGTAATTTCATCCCAATACCGATATCTAGTTACAGTTCCTTTTGTTCCTAGTCGTATCGATGCATTTGGTTTTTTTGGATTACTATAATCTTTTACTTCATATTTTGAGCCATTGACATTTAAATCATATGACACATTTCCACCTTGAATAAAAGAATTTCGTAGAATCGCTGTTAACAGTACTTCACCTTTTCCTAATCCCGGAGGACGTATTTCGAATAAACGTCCGGTTAATCCGGATTTAAAATTAATTGTATTTAACAGTTGTTCACTAACCTCTGTTTCCGAATATAATAAAGTGGCAAATTGTTTAGATTCTTCGTATGATAAATTATTTAATACTTTTAAAGTAGGCAGTTCAGCTTCAACAGGTAATAAACTTAAAAATTGAGCTAAATCTTGTTCTTTATTAGCTTCTTGTATAGCCTTTGACAAAAATTGATTTTCTATAGATCCGATATCAAGTGATTCTGTAATTCGATCTTTAACATTACCTTTCGCTCGTTCTACAATTGCACGGGCATAATCTGGCGTCACATTCGCAGTGTCTATCAGTACATTGTATAGTACTTCATAGTCTTTTGAATTTGTAGGATATCCTTTTGGTAATCGATAACACCATTCTGTTAATATTAAATCAATGTCCATATTCATAACGAGACTGTTTTCATTTTACTATAAATATTAGCAACTTTCACTTTTACCGGAAAATTGCCTTGTTCTAATGCTTGTTTTATCTGTGGTATTACTTCACGTGCTTCTTCAAATTTACTGTCTATCAAAATACTATCATACGTGTACAATATGAGTTTAGTTTCATAGTCGTGTAATATTTGTTGAACTGTTTGTAATTTTTGCACAGATACCTCCGTTTCCATTGCTTGTAAGTAATAATTAAATACTTTGTTTGCAGTTGGATTTGTGATCTGATCGTGTGTTATTTGTCGTTTTAGAATAGGTGTTTCTATTCGCTTTTTTGTTTTCCATGTATTCCATAATGAATAAATAAAATCATTAACTTGTGCATAAAATGGAATCGACAAAAATTCTCGATCAATTCCCCCATATAACAATCGAAATGTGATTTGTTTACTTTGTTCATATTGTTCATCTGTTAACTGGTCCGTATCAAAATAAAAACGACCAAAATATTCATGCACAGACCCCGCGGGTAATTCATAACCAATTAATCTAGCAATTAACCTAACATGATATGCATCAAAATCCATTTCGACTAGAGCACCGTTATCAAATCTGCTACAAAATGCATCGCGCGTACCATCTTCTTTGTTCATTGCTGCAAAATTGAATCCGCGTGCTGCATTACTAGGTCGACCCGTAACCGTATGATAATTATAACTTGAATACACTTTGCCATCATGTACTAACTCTGGCATACGGAATGTGTCATTAACAGCTAACCCGTTACTTTCAATTTCAGCAAATACTACGGGATATGTTGCATTAAATTTCAAATATGATTCTGACAATTCTGCGTTTAGACACATAGGCCAAGCATACTTTCTAATTTTTTGACACATAGCTAAATGCTGTTGTATCGGTACTACTGTATTTATATGTAGCAATGTTTGATGTCGACGCCAATAAAACATATGTGCTGAGGTTGGATAATGTGATTCATCATATGATTCCCCATATGTATACCACCACAATGTTTTCACATCCCATACATCGGCATTTCCGCCTATTTGAAGCCAGGTCTTTTTATCATGAACAAATATATTCTTAAGATTCATAAAACGTATAAGATGTTCTGAAAAGCCGGTTATTTGTTCAGTATGATGAATAGGAACGATACGCTCAACATCGTCTTCTGTATATACATATATGCATGAAACTTTATTAATAGATGGATGTAATTTAGAATTTACTAATACCGGTATCAATAAGGTTTTTTTATTTTGTATATACGAAAATAGAGCGTCTAAATCCGTTATAGTATCTACTATCATTATGATAATAATAATAAAAACTATTCAAAAATCAAATCAACTATTAATATCTTTTGGAACTACGTACTCAGTATCGGTATAATATTCTAATGGATTAGTGAAGAATGTAAATATTTCTAATACCGTCGATTCTACTTTACGTAATTCTTCAATATTTTTTGTATATACGCCTTTTGTTAGAATGCCGTTTACATATATGTCTTGGGTCGGACCGGTAATCCACCAATTGAGCTTGAATCCATAGTATACATTATTATCAATTACTTTAGATATCCAATTTGTATATTGCGGTAAATCAATTTCAATTAATTGTTTTTGATTTAGATTGTATAGAAAATATCTAGCAACATATCCGGTTTTTCTATCAGCATCAGTAATTACCGGTATAGCTCTTGCAGGTGTTTTAAATTTAGTTTGTATGGATTTTAATTTTTTATACTGTTTAGACAAATCAGATTCAATTATAATTGGAAATAATTTTTCAGATGTTTTAACATTCCATGTTGCCCCAGTATATATTTCTCCAGTACTATATGTATGATACGGACCAAAATATTCTTTATTATCTGTAGTCATCCATTCAGACCCAGTTGTGTATAGGTTCTTGGTTATTTGACTAGGTGTATAATGTAAACGTTGTCTCATTTTAATATCCGTACTCGTGGATTGCATTTAATTGTAGTTAACCATTCTCCCGTTGTTGACACTTTATGAGTAATGCCTAATACTGTAAATACAAATGATCTTGTATATCTAGTAGGCAATCCGGAAAAACTTAAAACATCGCCATATTTAAATCCATTAATACCATCAATAGTAAATTCCAATTCCATAGGAAATATTGATTTGTTCCTATCTATTGAATCGTTAATATCTGGAGTGAAATATGTTATATAACGTTCTATTGTAGCTTGCAATATTTCCATGTTTTTAGAATCGTCCGGCCTTTTTGCAAACGTATTTTTAACAATAGCTAAATCTTTTATTACTTGTTCGTATTTTGTTTTCCATTCAGCAGCTAATTTTATTCTAGTTTCGCCATCTGCATAAACATATGGATTATATGCTACTTGTGATTGCGGCCCAGTATCACCAGATGTTAACCCAAATATCATATTTTTAACTGAATTTGGAACATTCGATGTTAACGAAAATTCTCGTACGACAGATGCACCCGTTTTACTAGTAAATATAGGCAAGTTAAACTCAGTTACATTTACATTAGTAGAAACATAATTAGCATCATAATATATTAATGCTGTTGGAATTACCGGGTCTTGTATTAATACCAAATTGATTGCATTACCAGTATTAATTCGTATTACATCACTTAATTTGTTTAAAAAATTCCTTATTGATGCATCAATTTTTCCTTTAGAATTCGGTAACTGTATTAAATCAATGACATTTTTAATTGTTTCTAAACTTATATACATTCTAGACGGATATGATAAATTTTCTGTAGAAGATCTAATAGCAAATCCGGCAGATACCGCAGATACATTATTAAACATATGTAGTTTTGCTACAACTGGTTGTTCGGTAGATGGACCTATAGTGGGAGCAGATATATTACCTGACAATACTGATTCGCCAGGCGCTAATTGTGCGTTTAAGTCATATGTATATTCATCAGTTTTTATCCCATCTGTTCCTGACCATAATAATACTTTCATCGGATTAGCTGAAACTAATCTTTCATAAAAATTACTAAAACATATAGTATCAGTACATGTAATTTTTGCTCCTACTCGTTCTAATGCATATATGTTGATATAGTTTATTAGATATCCTAATGATACCATTTTAACTTGATTAGGAGAATTACTATTTCCTAATATATATGGTGTTCCTACTAGTATACCTTGATCTGTAGTATCTGGATTTAGTTGTTCAAATTCTGGAGAATTATTAGATTCAGCTTTATATGCCTGAATTACATCGTCTACCTGTTTGATTAAACTAGTATATAAATCACTAACTTGATTTTCAACAGCCTTCCCTCCAGACCCAGTTAATGATGTTTGAACCGTTGAGCTCATATTAACTTTAACTTCCGCATATGTATTACTAGTACCAATTGCTTCAATATTAAGTTCAACAGTTCCTTCTTTTGTGTATGAAAATGTAAAATTTGAAATACGTCCTTGGAAATATAATTCATTCATTTTTCGCAATCGTTCTAAATTTACATTAGGATAGAATTGCTGCAATGTTTTCGTATTAGGTAATGATATATCATCTAAAAGTTGTCCAGTTAACACTGCTGATTCGGGGTGAGCTATTTTAAGTTGTATGTGACGTCCTGGAGCGCAGTATATACGTTCCATTTCATCCATATCAGTAGTAGGATCTAATACTAATATAGTAATAGTTGCTTTATTAATATAGCTTTTTGATTGATCATTAATGCTTATACTAACATCTATAATACCAGGTGTTGATCTACGTGCTGGTCGAGATAAATCATTTAAAAATCCATTTGGGCCGCTAGGTAAATGAGAATCTACTAACATAGATACGCCGCCTAATATACCAAAACCTTCTATAGGTGTTGATTCTTCAACGGGTTCAGAATCATATGCTTCTAACTGAACATTTGCAACTTTTTCTATCATGAATTGCATATCTTTATTAGTTCTAGAATTAGAACCAGCATTTCCTCGAGCATTTAATTCTCGTTGTAACCCACCATTGACTTGCGAATAAAATATAGTACTCATCTAGATGTTTTCAATGTTTCTATTTGTTGTTGTATTGTAGTTGAATCAGGTATACGCAATCTACTATTAATTGGCACCATCAATGAACCTTTTCCTAATCCGTTAGCAGCTGCAATTATATACCATAAATTAGCATCATTATAAAATTTATGTGCTAATAAATCTAAACGCTCAGCTGATGTTACTTGTATATATACATCATTTGATGATGGAGCTGGTACTGGGATAATCACAGTGCCTTTTCTTCGTTTTCCGTTACTATCTTTTATAGTAGATGAATTTGTATATCGATTTGCCATGTTAATTAACCAATGCTTATTTTATTTACTTGTTTTACACTTAATCGTTCAGCTGCCAATTGTTCTAATTTTTTATTGACATCATTAGTACCAAAATCACTTAACCAATTATCTCCACCTGCAATTGCTATTCCATCAGAATTATATTGTTTAGCCAATGAATACATTCTACCACGTTTTTCTGGAAGGTAATCAGATATAACATGTAACCCCATTTGTACAGATATTTTATGCGGTGCTTGCATCATGGTACTATCGTGTTCGATATTAGTTTCCCATGTAGTTTCAGAATCAACAAATGTATATTGTAATGAATTTATAACAACCGGTTGCTGAACTAATAGATCTCCTATTGTCATTCGCATCCATGGACCTTTTAATGCAATAGTATCACTCGAATATTCTGGCGCAGTATATGAAGCTAATGCATTTAATTTTCTATACATTGGTTTCATTTCATCGCGAGATGTAGCATACATTGTAAATGATACACTAATGTCCCGAGAATAACCAGTATAAATATAATTTGGATCTGCTCTACCTACCATTTGCACCGCGTCCCAACTTGGATTATGTGATTCTGAAAATGAATCTAATATTGCTCTAAATACAATAATATCATCAACTGCATCATCTACTCCGTTTTGTAAATTAGGACCAGTAAAATAAAATTTTATAAAATCTTGAGTTAAATCAGTTGAACTTAGTACATCATTAATTGCATTCCAACCATCGCCACTAAATAATCTAGGCTTCCACTGATATACTTGTGATAATTTTCGTTGTCCAAAGTCAATAACATTGATTTTATCGCCGCGAAATTCCGTTGTAAGTTCTATAGGATTAAATGTAGGAATCCATTTTCCTAGAATAGTTTTACCATCAGCAGTTATACTAGGTATAGGTGACCAATTGGTAGCTACTTGCGTTCTGGCGCTAAAATCTCGCCGTAGTGCATTTACATCTCCATGATTACCAAAACCATATACTGATTCTAAATTGAATAATGTATATGCACCACCTGGTGCTGCAGATGCAGCTGCGTATAATCCACTAATTACTGAAGATCGTACGTTTCCACTAAATAAATTACGAACGGTAGCAGAAGCAGCATCTAATCTAACATCATCAACACTAAATGTATATCCTTTAAATGATCTAAAATCTTTGTATTTTGTTACGTTCCAAGCATCAATTTCTGCTTTTCTCGTAAATGGTATTATAGAATACGGAGCTCCTAAATTTTCACTTCGTTGATCTATAGATGTTCCTATGTTAAAAATAGTAGATATTGCAGGTGATGATAATTGATGTGTCATAGGATTGCCGATGCCGGCGGTTAGTCCTATCAATGCATTTCGAACTGCACTTTTGAAAATACTTCCCGGAGTAATATTTCCTATATTCTGTACTATATCTGCTCTAGTATTATATGTAAATCCTGCAGGATTTGGCGAAGTTGCATTAGTTCCAGTGCTACCATCTTTTAGTATAATTGTTGGTGTTATGTACGGTGACTCAATTGAATATTGATCTAACGACAACAATATACCTCCGGGTCTAGGATATTTTTTAGCTACTGGTTTATATGATGAATTACTATTAATTAAATAAATTATACCATCATAATCACCTCCCGGGCCTATAGGAAAAAATGTTGAGCTATATGGATTAGCATATGTATTTGGCATTTTATTAATCCTATATTATATTTGTGTTATTTAATGTTGAGTCATCTAGTATAGCTAATGATGATCTAACTTTTTGACCATCAAACACATTGGTTACTTGAAAACGCATTCCTTTTAAAGCAGCGGCAACGGCAGCACCAATTGAATCGCTATTCGTCGATCTAGTACCCCCAACGGCACGTCCTATTCCTGGCATTGCTAATATATCATCTTGAGCATTCAATGAAAACGATCCTAATGGTCCGGAAATTATGTTTCCACTCGATGCTGGCATAAATAAATCTTCTTTAGGAGTTGCTAATGGTAAATTTGAACTCTGTTGCAATGTAGTTAAATTTGCCGGATTAGTTCCGAATTTAAGTACATCAACTATAATTGAACCTACATTCATTAATCCAACAGCAGTACCTACAAGGCCTTTACCGCTATTAATTGCTCGATTTGCTAAACCACCAGCACCTGCAAATGTAGCGTTTGATGCATTTTCAAATCCAGCATTTAACTCAGAAACTTCTTGAGTATAGTCACCTAATGTAGACATAAACGCTATAATATTTCTATCTTGTTGTTTCTCTTGTTCTGTACGAATATCACCTAATGAAATTAACTTTTCATAATTATCAACTGCTGCAGTCGATGCATCGACGCTCGTATTAAATAAATCTATAGCTGTTTTAGATAAGCCATCTAATGCTATTTGTTGAGCAGCGCTTCCTTCTAATGCTTTAAATATGTCATCTGTCTGTAATCCGAATATCTCAGCTGCAGTTTCTTGTAAAAAGATATTGTCTCGTAATTGATTTCCATACTTTTGTACAAATCCAGCAAATAATTCTACTTGTTTGTTTGCATCTTGTTGCAAAACAGCTTGTTGCATTGCTACAGTTAAACTTTCACCATTTAGAGTTTCTAGTTTTTCTCCCGACAATACTTGGAATTCTATTTCTTTACCAATCGCAGATTCAACATCTAAAAATCCTTTTGCTCCATCTGTAATACTACTTAAAGAAACATCCAATTGTTTGGCTTTAAATAATGCTAATCCTAATTGACCCGGCATTTTACCAAATGTAGCTCGTTGTCGAGCATCTAATTCAGTAAATCCTTCTATAATATCTTTAAATGCACCTTTATATCCTAGCTGTTCGAATTGTGCAGCTACATCAGCAAAACTTTCTCGAGATCTCTGAAATGTTTTATCCTGATATACTAATGCTTGTGCTTGAAATCCCACAAAATTTTCGTATGCTTGTTCACTAACTTGAAGTTGACCTCGCAATTGATTATTTTGTTGTATTAATACTTGACCGTACTTATTAGTTTTTTTATATAAATTAGTAGATCCTCCAAATAAATTGGTTAATTCAACTACAAATTGTTTTTGTTTTTGTGCATTTAATCCTAGTGACTTGGCTATCGTTTCAATTTGTACCCCAAATTTAGCAGCTTCATTAGTATTTATACCAAATCCTTGAGATAATCCTTGATTTAACTGTTGTAAACTAGTTAGATTATCAACAACTTTAGAAATCTGATTTGATAATTCTCCAAATACATTTCGACGAATAATTTCATCACCGCCAATTTTATATAAGTCAAAAACCTGTTTAAGTCCGATTTCAACTTGTTTAAGTGGATCAGTTGCCTGTCCATGTCTAGGATAACGTTTTAATCTTTTAATTAACTGTAGTTGTTCCTGTAAATTCATAAAGAGTCTTACTTTATTATAAATATTTACAGTGGAGATTTTACAACTTTACTAGATTTCGCTGATTGTTTTTTACGATTAGTTTCGTCACGTTGTTTAGCTTCTTCTACCATATAATTTAGTTTTCGTATCCAAAATCTACGTAGATATACTGGCATATTATATAAATCCTGCCAAGTCCATCGGCCAGCACCATGCCAAACTAAATTAAATAATGACTCATGTAACTGTACACGGTCTTCTGCTTTAAAACCAAAAAAGGTCTGATCCAAGCGGAAACATTGAAGTGAAGGTGTCCCCAGACTCACCTTCAAATTCATATTCCATAACTACATTTGGCGTATGGGTTAAAATATATGTTCTAAACTTTTTAGCTTCGTGCGCCATAAATTTATATCGTATGAAATCTTGAATGTCTGTTTTTATTCTAGAGTCATTAACTTGTGTAATTGTATTTTCTAAAAATTTAGATATTGTTTGATTATCTTCATCGCTACTTATAAATTTAAATTTTAACGTAGTCCCATCTATTAACGTATAATCAAATTCACCGTTATCATCTGATACTAATTCAAAATCAGAATATCGCAATTTAGTTAAATCTACAACTCGTTCATATTCTTTGTTTGTTTCAGGATGTTTAACGACTACTGGATAATCTTTTCCATAACTTAGAATTCTAGCTGAAATAATTAATCCATTTTTGTCTACGCGAGTAATTGTAGAATAATCAACGGGAGTTATAATTAATGCCTCTAACAATTTATCTAAAACAACACCTTCTCGCATATATGATGGATTTGTAAGAATGTCTTCATCATATGCAGTCATATAACGCATTTCAATAGTTCCACTTCGTAATGGATGATCTTTTGGATAAACCATTCCCCGACTTACTAATCGTATAAGTTCACTAGGAATCGTACTACGTTTAGTTTCTTCATACTGTTTTTTAGCTAATTGTATTAAATCTTGATTTGTAACTCTGTCTGTCATTCCGCTCATTGTAAATCCTTTATAACTTTATTATAAATATCTAGAACATAAAAAATGGGGGCATATAACCCCCAAAATTAGTATTTCAATATTAATATTGATGAATAGCGTAATCGTATTTCAATGTTAATTCAATTGTTACAGCTTCTTCTGTACCCCAATCCATTTGTCCAAAGTTTGCATCTGAAATGAACGCTCCTTGCAATGTCCAGTTTTCAATTTTTTCACCTAATGCAGATAATGCATAAAATTCTAGGTTACGTTTGTAATCACTAGCATATCCATCTCTACCAGTTAATGATTCGTGATGGAATCGAATCCATTCCATTACTGCAGATGCACCTTCTGATGTGATAGGATCATATATAGTTATTGAAATATCACTCCATCGCGATTTTCCTTTAACTTTTCTATCAACATTAATATGATCTAAAACAATCTCACCGTTTGTAATTGTAGGGCGAGCTGCTGCCTTAACTAGATATGCAGGAATATTTGTACCTGCTAATTGCATAATAAATCTATTAGCATATTTCGGTTCCCACGAAAATGCACTTTGAAATAAATCATTCTGACTAATATCAGGTAAAGTTGGTGTTAATGCCATTTGGTATCCTTCATTGCTTTTTTATATAAATATCAGCAAAGTAAAAAAGGTAGAACCGAAGTCCTACCTTTTAATGATTAGATTTAAAATACTATTCCGGGAAACTAGCTCCGGTAGGTTGAATATTGAAATCTAAAATAATAAATTCAGCCGTACGTGTCGGTTGAAGGAATATTTGTCCGTATAAAATATTCTGATCAATCAAATCCGGTGTGTTATTTGAAGAATCCATAATAACTCGGAATGCATATAAACCTTGTTTAGATCGTACTTGATCTAAATACGGATTAACAATTGATAAAAATCTTAAACGAGTTGCATCAGTATTTTGTTCAAATACCAAATAACGTGTTGATGATGCAATAAACTTCTTAACTGTGAGCAACAAACGACGCACATTTACTCGGTCTAATGCACTCGGAACACCTTGCAAGGTCTTTTGCCCCCAAATAACTACTCCATCGTTAGGGAAGTTTGCAATAGGGTTTACGCGAGCTTCGTATAATGTATCTCGGTCTGATTGATTTAAGTTAGTATACACATCAGATACTGTTGTTAATCCACCACGGGTTAATCCAGCTGGTGCGTACCATGGTGCTGCAACTTTATCATTAAACGATAATACTCCCGGAACTACAACACTAGGTGGTACCCAAATTGGAACATTTTTTGCAGGGTTTACAATTCTAACCCATGGCCAATATGTCGCAGTATAATTACTATCTAATGTAGTAACACCGCTAACAACCGTTGAAATTGAATCAGTTAATCCATTAGAATCCATTACATAGAATGAATCTTGTCGAGCTTCTACTAAATCAATTGCTGCACTAGTAACAACACTGTGTGCACTATTAAGAATACCTGGAGTAACTAACATGTTAATGTCATAATAATCTGTATCGCCTAATAATGCAAATGCTTTGTTATATGCTTTAGTTCCAGATGTAGTAGTTCCAGAACAATCAAATCCAAATGTATTGAATTCATCAATGTATTGGCCGGAATATTTTTTCAAATTCGGTTTAGCACCATCAAATCCGCCTTGCATTGGTACAATGAATTTTCTTGTACTTAGTGCTACATTTGTTGTAAAATACGTTGAGCCCGTTGTTAATGCATTTTGAATACTACCTGAATATGGTGCAGTGGTAGTTGGGAATCCCGCCGATGCATCTTGATTCATATTACCTAAATAGAAATCTACGTTGCTACCAGTTACAGAACCAGATGTTGGAACCGCACACAAATAATTTAAATTGTTAACATTACCAAAGTCAAATCCAAAATAATTGTTTGTGCTATATGTTGTAGCAACTTGGCTTGTAACATATGATGTTGCAGTTAAATTCAATGAACCGGATGCCATTGGAATAGGTGCATTTAATGCACGGAATCCAAATGGAATCAAACTTTTATCATTAGTCTTAGTAGATACACCTGTTGATACGTCTACTCGAATATATTTTGAATTGTTTGGATATGCCCCATAACGAATAATTTTATTGTCATCAGATACTAATTGATAACGATCTCCAATTACACGTGCGATATATCTAGATGAGTCTGGATTCAAATTTACATTTTGGAATGTTTCGACAATATCCGGTGATCTATCTGTATCTTGAGATGAATATGGTGATCCTGGTATATTCGTTGTGTTTACTCTGCGAACTTCTACAGTAAAAGTACCATATCCTGCAGGATCTGAGACTTCAGATGATGTACGAATATCTCTAATTCCTATTTTAACTTCATGGTTTACAGAAGTTCCATCAGCTAATGCATAAAATTGAAACAAGTCTTTTGAAACACTTCCTACTTTTTGAGATGTTATCCATGGGGTGGCAGCTTTACCAGATAAATTACCATAATCTGTCAAAAGTTCATAATTTGATAGAATTGCTAACTCCATGGTAATATTACCTGGATTAGCGAATGAACTATATGCAGTCGGATTTGAATATAGTGCGTATGCTGGATAGTCTACAGATTTTGGTCCGTTACCAAATACTTTTGTAATATAGTTATTAGCATTTGGATTTATTGATGATGATATTGCAGTTGTTTGTGTAACTAGGAATGAACCATCAAATCCAATTGCATCATCTGATGCAGCAGTAAATGATCCGGAGATTTTTATTGCAAAAGATCCAGACCCTCCATCTAATAATACAGAGCTTTCAAATACCGGGTCTGTCCC